GTAATCACTCGTAGAACATTTGCAATGTTGAAAGGCACAGGTGGTGTATTAGATACTGCCTTGCAAATGTTTAAGAAAGTTGAGCCTAGAGTAAAATGGAAGTCTCAGGACAGTAAGTTTGTTTTCCCTAGTGGTGCTGAAATATCGTTAAAGCACTTTGAGCATATAACCGATGATCAGACGTGGCAGGGGTTACAAATGAACTACTGCCTTGTTGACGAGGCAACTGGTTTTGAAGAACAACAAATCATGTATATGATGAGTCGTTTGCGTAATCCAAGTTGTCCAGAGGTAAAACCGCGTATAGCAATGACGTGTAACCCAGACGCTGACTCATGGCTTAGAAAGTGGCTAGACGACTGGATTGACGAAGATGGTTTCCCTAAAGAATCTCTTTGTGGTGTAAAACGATACTTCATAACTAAAAATAATAAGCTATTATTTGCCGATACACAAGAAGAATTACATAAGTTATACGATACACCAAACAATGTTGTAAGACCAAAATCTTTTGCATTCATCAATGCTACTATTAAAGACAACCCAACGCTTTGTGAAATTAGTCCCGAGTACGTTTCTTGGTTAGACCAACTACCTCGTGTAGAAAGAGCTAGATTGTATTTGGGTAATTGGGATGTTCGTCAAGAATCTAGTGGATATTGGAAACGTGAATGGTGTGAAGTAGTACATAATCCTCCTCTGAATGTTGTTAAGAAAGTAAGAGCATGGGATTTAGCAGGTACACTACCATCAGACACAAACCCTGACCCTGATTACACAGTAGGTGCTTTGTTATCTAAAGACAGGTTTGGGACATATTATGTTGAAGATGTTGTAAGGTTTAGAGCTAGACATGGGGAGGTTTTCGAGAGAATCCTCAAGACAGCAAAAGAAGATGGCGATGATGTTTTAATCAGTATTCCTCGTGAAATTGGCGTTGCTGGTAAAGCCTATACACAAACAATCATTCGTGATTTAGCAGAATATGGTTTCTATGCTAAAGCAAAGCCAGCACAATCAGCTAAAGTCACACGTTTTGCACCGTTCTGTGCAGCAAGTGAACAAGGTTGCGTGAAGATTGTAGCAGGGGATTGGAATGAAGATTTCTTTGAGGAACTGCAATCCTTTGATGGGAATAAGAAAAAGAGACGACACGATGACCAAGTGGACGCGGTAGGCGACTCGTTTATGATGTTAGCATCTAGTGTTCAAATCCCTGTCTTTTCTATGCCTGATTTAAAAGCCACCACCCCTTATGATTTTGCAAGCTAATTATAACAAGGAACAACAATGGATGAAAAAGCCGATGTTTCTATCTTAGAAACAGGGGACGGAGTTGTTCCCCGAATTAAGTTAGGTGAACAAGGGTACACTGGTTTACAAGTAAGTAACGGACAGATTTACGAAGAAGCAAACCGTGAACTACGTTGGCCTAACAGTATAAAGACATTTAAGAAAATGTCAAGAGATGCAACAATCTCTGCTGCTTTAGACTTCTTTCGTGACATGATTAGTCGTGTTGAATGGAGAGTAGAGCCTAGTGATAAGAATGATGAAATGGCTTTAGCTAAAGCTCAGTTCTTATCACAATGTATGACAGACATGGAACAGTCATGGGCTTCTTTCATTCGTGAAGTATGCTCGTTTAACACTTACGGATTTAGTATCCATGAGAAAGTGTACAGACGTAGATATAAGACACAAGGTAGTCGATATAATGATGGATTGGTAGGTTTACGCAAATTACCAATTCGTTCACAAGACACAATTGATAAGTGGGTATTTAGTCCCGATGGTAGAGAATTAACAGGTGTTGAGCAATCCTTAACAGTGTTAAACAGTGTTGGTTTTCAAATACAAAACAGACCAACAAAGATTGAGATACCTCGTAATAAGTTCCTGTTGTTTCGTGCTAACAGTTATAAAGACAATCCAGAAGGTGTTAGTCCTTTAGTAAAGTGTTACATTGCTTACAAGTTTAGAACACAATTAGAAGAAATCGAAGCTGTTGGTTATTCTCGTAACTTAGGTGGTGTTCCTCATTTAGAACTACACCCTCGTTATATGGCTGCTGATGCTAGTGACGAAGAAAAAGCTGTTTACGAGATGTATAAGAAAATTATCACTCGTATTCATAATAACGAACAAGCAGGTATCATCACTCCTCTGATGTATGACCCTGAGACTAAACAACCTTATTTCAAGTTTAGCTTATTGTCTGTACAGAATAGTGGTAGTCAGCATATCCATGAAGCTGTAAAAAGATGGGATAAGAAAATCCTTACTGCTTTGTCTGCTGATGTTCTTATCTTAGGTCAAGACCAAGTAGGTAGTTTTAGTTTAGCAGGTAGTAAAACAAACATCTTAGCTGTTGCTATTGATGCACGTTTGAAAGAAATACAAGAAGTGTTAAACAATGACTTGATTCCTTCTTTGTTCAAACTGAATGGTTGGGAAGATGAGGAATTACCTAAGTTTGTTTATGGTGACTTAGAAGAACGTGATTTAGAAATCTTATCTAAAGCTATTCAGCGTATTGCTGCTGTTGGTCTTGTTGCTAAAACACCTGATAACGTCAATGAAGTAGCTAAGATGTTAGACCTCCCTTACCGTGTAGATTCTGATACAACACAAGAAGAACTTGATGCTTTGTTAGGTAAAGACACATCAAGAGCAGGTGACGGAATGGCTAAAGCGAGTGGTAATGGAACGAGTGACAAGATAGCTGAGAATAACACCTCAGATTTAAATATGGAGAATGCATCGTGAAAGAAATAAACAAAAGCGTTGTCCAAACATTTGCTGACAAGCTATTAGATTTAGTTAGTATGACGTTTGGTGTTGACACTAAATCAGAGGCTACTGTTGAGGTTACAAAAGCGTTAGACGTTGAACAACGTAGAGCAATGTTTGTTGCTTTAGCACCTAATGAAGTAGATGAACACGGTGATATGAATACAGAGGAAGCTGTTGAAAAGGCTTGTATCTCTTTCAACACCATGTGTAACAAAGCTAACCTATTCCACCGTATTGATACACAACACGCTGTTATTGAACAATCATACATCACTCCTGTTGGTTTTACAACAGATAGTGGTATTGAAGTTAAGAAAGGTAGTTGGGTGCAATGGTGGCACTTTCCCGAAGGCGATTCAAACTCTGAATTACTTTGGAAGATGGTTAAAGATGGTGACATACAAGGTGTTAGTGTAGGTGCTACTGCTGTATTCACAGAATTAAAAGAGAATGACAATGCAAGCTAAACGATTGATACACGAATATCGTTTTGACAAAGCAACACACCATGTAGCTTTGGTTCACAAGAATCAAGGAGGCGCAGCAAATGGCTATAAAGAGGCATTAGTGTTGAAGTCAACAAACGATATTCAAGATGAAGATATTGAAAAAGCAACAATGGTGAAAGTCACCCTACCATTTGAGGATTTCTTAGAGAAGTTCTTTGGGTTGTGGTGTGATGATGCTGAAACGCTTACACAAATCTTAGGCTTTGAATTAGAAGAAGATGACATGGAAGAAAATATGTCATGGGAGCAATACAAAGCTAAAGAGGAAGAAGAAAAACAGAAATTCATTCAAAGTGTAGAAATCTTAAAGTCATTGAAAGATGGCGATGTTTCTATCGGTGACTTGAGTGCTAAATCATTCTTGTCTGTTCTTGAGGCTCAAGAGAAATTTGAAGCCTATCTACAAAAAGCAAAGGAGACCCCTGTGAACACAGTGGAATTACAAAAAGCTAAAAAAGACTTAGCTGATGTAACTGCTCAATTAGCCGAATTACAAAAAGCTAAGGACGCTGTTGCACAGGAGTTACAAGCTGCATTAGCAGAAGTACAAAAAGCTAAGGAATTAAATGACTCGTTAATTGCTGAAAAACAAAAAGCAAAAGACGATGCTCGTTTGAAACAATTAGAAGCTGTTAAATCGAAAGAAGAAGCTGCCGAATTGTTCAAATCTTTAAACTCTTTAGATGATGTAGCTTTCGCTACTGTTATGAAAAGTTTAAAAGCCGCTTCTGACTTAGAGGCAGAAGTATTCAAAGAGAAAGGCGTTAGTGGCGGTGCTGATGATAGCACAGATTTAGTCGCTAAAATGTTAGCCAATAAATATAAAGCACAATAATCTAGGAGATTAATATGTCTGCTGTCGCAATCGACACCCCACGTTTATCAAGTGTAGTAATGCACGAATATGAGCCATCTACCCAATATTGCCGTGATGTTATCACTGTTAATGAAGGTAGTGCTATTAGTTATCCAATCGGTACAGTATTAGGTAAAGTAACTGCCACTGGCAAATACAAGCGCGTTGAAGCCACAGCCGTTGACGGTAGTGAAGTAGCTGCTGCTATCTACATTTCAGCTAAAGATGGTAGCTTTGGTACATCCACTATCGCTGCATCTACTGACACATCTGTTATCGCCTTAGTTCGTGGTAACGTCATTGTAGGTAAAGATGGTTTGGTTTTTGGTGCTTCTGTAAACACCAATGGCGAATTGAATACTGCTTACAGTCAATTAGCTGCTGTTGGTATTTTATGCCGTGACCAAATCGGTTCTTTTCCAACTATCGCTTAATAAGGAGATAATATAAATGGCCATTGTTCGCTCATACGGCAGTGCTTTTGAAATCATTGACCGTACCCCTGAGATTAACTCTATCCCTAACACTTACGGTATCATCGGTGCTTTAGGTATTTTTGGTGATGTACAAGGTTTAACTACTCGTACTTTATCTTGGGAAGATATTACACACAACACTGCTATCATGCAAGATGCACCTTATGGTGGCCGCAGTATTTATGGTAAAGACAGTGCTCGTAAACTCTACTCTGCACCTATCCCACACTATCCTTTGGATTTCAAAGTAAGTCCAGAAGATGTACAGGGTAAATCAGCCTACGGTACTAACGACCAAGCTGAGACCGTAGCTGCTGTTGTAATGCGTAAGTTAGAAACTGCTAAACGCTCACACGACCTATTCTTAGAAGTATCTCGTGCTAAGTTGATTGAAGATGGTAGTGTTTATGCACCTAACGGCACAATCTCTCATAACTTCTACACTGATTTAGGTGTGACCCGTAAAGAGGTTGACTTTGTATTGGGTACTGC